ACGAGGAGGAAGCGTGAGCGAAGCGATGCGCTACGAAGTTCGCAACGAACAGATCGAGGATCTGTTGCGCTCCCTGGGCAACATCCTGAAAGGGTCCATACCTCCCGGCTACGGCTTCACGCTGCTGATCTTCGGCTTCAGCCCGAACAATGAACTGTTCTATCTTTCGTCGGCCCAGCGCGAGGACATGATCCGCACCATGCAGGAATTCATCGCGAAGTTTCGGGAGAATTGATGACACGCGGATGGATGGGAGCGCGAAGCGAATTCGACGCGGGCGATGAAGACGTTCCCGAGTACTTGCGTAATTTGTCTTGGAAGTGCGACATCTGCCACCGCGAACGGCCCGACGCGCAAATCAGCGTATACAAGGTCGATATCGATCGACGGCGACATTGAAAGTGATTTCCTCGGTGCCCACCTTGACCGATTCCCAGCCCGTTGCGCCGTTGGAGAATTTACATTCTCGTTTCTCGGTGATGTCGCGTGTCGTGTGATGGTTCGTAAAGATCGTCGAATAGGTCATCAAAATTGAACCTCGCTTTCGTCGACCCGGTCCAGGCATTCGACCAAGCCCTGCGGTTTCTGGGGCAGCGCGGCCAGCAGCTCGTCGATCTGCTGGTTGAAGTTCTCGACTTCGCGCTCCAGGACGGCAATCAGTTTCGCATCCCGGTGGAAGCGGCGCACGAAAAGAGAAAGATGGTCGGGGAGCCTCGGATCATACGAGACAAAATCCACCCAGGCGCGTTGCGTGCAGCTCATCTCGGCCAGCATTTGCGGCATGTGCTCGACCGGGATCACGCCGGACATCAACCAGGACAAGTGCGTCGCGGTGTTGGGACATTTGATCTGAATCAGGCCATCGGAACCTACTAAACCATCGGGACTTGCGCCGAAGCGGTCCACTCCGGGATGCAGGACAAACCCAGTGACTTCGACCAGGACATCACGCGACAGTTCGTAGGCGGCGCGGGCGAACGGCTCCTGCTCCGAACCCCATCGCATTTCCTGCGACACGAATTGTGGATACGGAACGTTGGTCAGGATTTCCGCGATCAATTCGGCGCGATAGTTTCGCCGGACGGCGGCTTCGCCATTTCTGACGACCGCGATCACATCCGAGGCGCGCGAGGCGGTGACCAGGCCACAGCGGGCTTGCGCCCATGCCTCGCTTCCCTGCTCCATTTCTGCGGGATCGAGTTCAACGGGAAAGTCGTAGTCGTGATCGGTCATTGGAGTTCCCGCTTTCTCGCATCCTTGGCTGCGATGAAATCGTCGAGCGCGGCGCGGTCGTTGGCGGCCTTGGCTTCGTTGCCTGCCTTCATGTAGAGATTTTTCAGGTCGTTCATGTTGAGCGCCTTGCGGATGGCGGCGCAAATCTTCTGGACGCGCTCTTCTGGAATCGGTGTGCACTTCATGCGCGAGGCGATGGGCTGGCCTCCGCGCCCGTCATCGTCAGAGTCCGACGTGGCAAGCCCGGTTGCGGCCAGGAGCGTATACCTCTGCAAGTAAGTCACGGTCGAGCCCACCGCCTGAATTGAGTTTTTGTTGCCGGTCATGTCGGCACAGCCGCGCAAGGTGGTTTCTTCTGCGTGCCCCAGTTCATGGGTGAGGATGCAGGTCACCTTGATCCACTCGCCGTCCTGATCGACCTTCCAGCGGTGAGAGATGCCAAACTTCGATAGCCCGCCGATGACCGCATCGCAGACGTGATCGAGCGTCGCGTGGCGATAGTCGGTCGTGCCCTTCGAGCGGTCTTTGGCCTCGAAGTAGACGCGGTGGTTCTTGGTGATGCGCGGCGATTCGGCCTTGAACGCCTTCATCGCGGCGTCGTAAGCCCGCTTCGCCAGGCGGCGCTCCCAGCGGTCCTGCAGGTCCATCAACTTCGTGAGTTGGTCGATGTTCGCATTCTGGGTGACGGCGATCCGCAGCAGCTCCACAGGCGTCAGATCGACCGGAACCAGTTCGGCATTGGAGAGAGGCGCGTGTCCGTTAGCCACGGGTCACCGCCTTCGCGAGAGCGTTCCGGGCGAATTCCCGATTACTGATCCCATCGTTGGCAAGTAGCCGCTCAAGTGCGTCGAAGAGTTCAGGGGCGGCGGCGATAAGGGAAGCATTCGCGGCCTGTTCTTCGTGCGCTGGGCTCTCATCGTGAAAAATCTCCGCGATGGCATTGACGCCAGAGAGCGGGAAGCGCGTCTGGAAATTCGGCAGGCGATCCCCGGCGAAGATGACGAAGGGAGAATTGGGATACCCAGAGTGAGCAACTTTCCAAGGGCCACGAGTGAAGTTAGCCACGGGTCACCGCCTGAAAGTGCCGCGCGCAGAACTCCTGTTCGCTGGCCAGGTGATGCACGGTGGCCTGGGCGCGGCAGTCGCAGTGCTCGTCCGAGAAATTGCATTGCCCGAGCTGGGATTGGGCGAGGATGCGATCCACGCGGCGGATTTCGAAGTCGATCGCGTCTTCGAAGACCTGTGGAAAAGCGGGGGAAGAGAAAACGGTTTCGAAGTCGATGGCGTCTTCGAAGACCTGTGGAAATTCCGGGGAAGAGAGAGCGGTAAGATGCTGGGCAGCCATGTGAGCCTCCGATTAGGTTCGTGTGGTTAGCTCTGGGTGCTGTGTTGCAAGCACACACCCGGAGCGTTAATTAAATCCTGTGTTTACAAACTTGCGGACAGCAATTGTTGCAGCGGCCATTCGTGCAAAGCTGGAAACTGCCGTACACATCTTGGCCGCACTCGTTGCAGCGCAGCGCTTCACGGCACAGTAAGCAGCCGAGTTCACAAGGAAAAACGTTGTCTCTGCAAGGCGGTTTTCGCTTCCACGCATCGTTAAGATCCTGCAAGTGATCGGCCATCGCTTCTGTCTCTTCGATACTCGGCCCGTTCGGATTGTGCATCGCCTTGCCCTCCGTCGTCATGAGTAAATCCTATTCGCAGCGCTGCGTATAGTCAAGGATTTTATTCGGTCTAGAATCATCAACTTACAGAGCGCTGCGTATCCACCCTTAAAAAGGCGTGGTAAAACTGTGGGCATGACACCGAAGAACCCCGCCGCAGTCTCCCTCGGGCGCAAAGGCGGCAAGGCTACAGCTAAAAATCGCACCGCGAAGGAGCGTCAGGAAGCCGCACGCGCTGCGATCCAGGCCCGCTGGGCCAAGGAAAAGAAAACTTCTCCCCCAGAGGAGTGATAGTTATGAGCGACTCCAAGAGTTCAGCGGGTTGGAGCGGTCTGGGCTTCGGTGCCGCTCTGGCGATGGTCATGTCTTTCAGCCTGAATCACTCCGTGCTCTGGGCAATCCTGCATGGCATCTGTTCATGGCTCTATGTGATCTATCGAGCCTGGCAGGGCAATTACTGACGGGCGCTCGAAACCAGCTCCGCAGTCACCGAAGTAACCTTCCCAAAGTGCTCTGATCGCGGCGGCTTCCGCTTTTTCCGTTGGCGGGCGCGCTCCCGCTCAGCCACCCAGCGGCAGGCGGGACAGTCCTCGGCGCACCCGGAGCCTTGACCGTTGAGTTCGTGCGCGTAAGGGGAGAGCATAATTCGCATAGCATTCCAGATGGCAAAGGGCGGGCATCTGATTCCGGCATAGCAGGAATTTGGCCACAATTCCACTGGCTTTGGTACATGGACTTTAGTAACCTCACACTCCTGGCCGGGCTCCGGTAGAGTCTGGCTGTCTGTTAGGCTTCCTCCCGGAAGTCTCGATCCACCGTTTCAGCGCCGCGCGCCGCCAATAAAGCGTAGCCAATTGCGTCACCCCCTCCATGAGAATTGATGTGTTTGCTCGCGGGGCCAACCCGCGCATCGATCGCCCCAACCAGCGCAAAAATGTGAAATACGGCGAGGAAGAAGTGCGCGCCGGCCGAGCCGATTGGATCAACCCGGACGATCACTCCCAAGGCATCCTCTGCCGCGCCTTTCTATATTCCGGCCAGACGCTAAAGCCGGCCGATCGCGATCAAATTTCACACCTCTCCCGCCGCAGATCGCTCGCTTCCAGCGAAGTTCAAGGACTCAATTTCGATGATCCGATGAAAGACATGGCGATTCGGCTCGATCGCGTCTGCCTTCTGGTGCGCGCCGAAGCCTTTGGTCGATTCAGTGACCTTCGCCTGAGTGAACTGCAAGCAGCACAAGCCTAAACACCCATGCGTGACTTTCCTCCGCAAAATGCTGGGCGAAACCTCCCCCCAAGATCTGCTGGCCCGAGCGGATCTCCAGTGGGTCCGCGATTCCTGCCCCCCAGGGAAGACTTTGACTCCGGAGATGACGTTGCTGCTGACGTTGGTGATTTTCGACGGCTACGTGCTGTTTCCCAATGAGCGAGAACGCGAGCGACAAACCTATGCCGCCGGATATGCAGCCGGTTCCGCCGCAGGCCAAGCGCGTCGGGACGGTGAATGCGATTGACCGTTCCCGGCAGTACACCCGCGTCGACAATCCCGAACTTCTGCGCTCGCTCAATGAAGCCTGGGCGAAGATCCGTTTGCTGCAAAGCGATCTCCTGCGCAAAGACGTCGAACTGACGATCCTGCACGCGCGCGTGGGGCGCTACCGGGTCGGCTACACCACGCTTATCGCGATCATCACCGGCCTGGCC